AGGAACACCCAGAATAGATAAAGGATTTTCTGATCCTAGAGATGATCTTGCTCTTAGACAATCACCACAAACTGTTGGTCAAAGAACTTATAATACTGATGGCGGTGGTGCTTCATTCATAAATGAAATTTCAAAAAGATTTCCTAGCATCTCAAATGAAGCTACTATTAGTCGATTAGCTAGAAATGAAAATATTGATGATACAATTGTTGGTGTCAAAAAACAAACAACTGTAGAAAATGTCGTTGGAGCAAAAGACGACTATTGGAGTGAGCCTCAAACAAAGTATGCAGCAGTATATCCATATAATCATGTCTACGAATCTGAATCTGGACATGTTATGGAATTTGATGATACACCAAATGCTGAAAGAGTTCATATTGCACATAGATCAGGAACATTCGAAGAAATACATCCAGATGGGTCTAAAGTAACTAAAGTTGTAAATAAAAATTATGAAGTTGTAATGTCAGATAGTCACTTATATGTTATGGGTGACTGTTCTATTACAATTAATGGTAGTGGTTCTGTATTTGTTAGGGGAGATCTTGATCTTAAAGTGGGTGGTAATATGACAACTACTATCAAAGGTAGTTATAATGTAACTTCGACAGGAAATATGAAGTTTGTTGCTCCACGTATTGATCTTAATCCCGATGGGGAAACTGCTACTTATGTTGATCAGGCATATAGTCCATCAACTGCAGTTATTGAAAAAAGACAAGTTCCTGGGGGAACAGGATCTTTCATTTTTGCAGGTGTGACACTTAATGTAAGTCCAAACTATGCCAGTACATCACCCGACTATGTTGCAAAAGATGCACCACCTCAAACAATAGAAACTCAAAGTGCTAATACAGATCCTGCACCTCCAGTAACATGTGGAGACTTTTCAGAGACATTGACAGAAAGCGACTATAATAAAAACATAAGTGCAAACTATAAATTAAGAGATTTGAGTATAGGGTGCTTATTTCCATATAGAATTAATTCTCAAAGAGGATTGAAAGAATCTGATATAGCATGTAATCTACAAGCACTTGCCATAAATTGTTTAGAACCTTTAAGAAGTCAATATCCTGGAATGAGAATCAATAGTGCGTTTCGTGTAGGAGAATCACAAAGCCAGCACGGAGTCGGTCAAGCTGCCGATGTATCCTGGCCAAATAAGAATAAAGCACAACTTTTAGAAATATGTAAATGGGCTTCGGAAAATTTAACATATGATCAAATCATATATGAAATACCTCCAAGTTCACAAACAGGATGGCTTCATATTAGTTTCAATCGTAGCGGAAATAGACCTAAAAGTATGTTACCTCCGAATAGACCAAAGCTTCTTACATGGAAAGGTGGTGCATATGAAACGGGTCTTGTTGCGTAACATAATAAATATTGGAAAAATAAAATGGCTGCAGTAACTTTATTGAATGATATTTGCTCAGGTCACGATTGTTTTCCATCAAGAACAAATGATACCGCAAGCACAAATGTTTTTGTAGAAGGTCGTGGTGTGCATAGACAAAGTGATCATTGGACTACACATTGTTGTCCAGACAATGGTTGTCACGACAGTATTCTTGCGACAGGTTCATCATCTGTTTATATCAATGGATTGCAATGCGGTAGAATAGGAGATCCTATAGCTTGCGGTTCAACAGTAATAACTGGCGCTTCATCAGTTTACGCAGGTGGTTAAATTATAGAGGATTTTTAAGCATGTCTGTTATACCAACACCATCATCACCTATTGTAATTACAAATGAAGAGGCTAATCAACCAGGCATCTATACTGGCAATCTTTCTTCAGAAAAACAAAAAAACATATATCAATCTATGCTTGATGAGGGACTAGATTCCGTATTACAGAATCCAGTAGGTTCTGTAATAGACGGATTTAGTTATAATTTATCAAGTATGTATGATACTATAACTAACAGTTCTTGCTTGTCTGGAGCTGAGAAGACATCTTTACAGGATGCTTTAGGAACTGGTGGTGTTGGAGGTTTGTCAGAGCAACTTGTCAACTTTAGAACACACACAGATATACTTTCAGGTGTTATTGCACAGGGCACAAATTCTACTCCTGGACTTGAACGAGTCCTTAGTGTGGGTAAATCTTTAGGCAATCTCGCATATGCTATTGATGGTGCTTCCGATTGTTTTAGTCTATTAAATAATATGACTGGATTATTTTCAAATGATTTAATAAATGGATATAGTAGTGAAATCGCATCTATGATATCTGATATCAACAATTGTATTGCAGATGTTACAAATATCGTTTTAAGAATAAATGAAATGGTAACAACTTTACAAAATATCATAAATGCAGACAATAATTTCTTCTCTGATGCATTGGAAAGATTAAGACAGGCTGCCCTTGCATCTTTGTTAGAGAATATGTACAATAATCCATGTGGTAAATTTATACTAGAAAGTAAAATAGGGCAAACTAAACTTCTTGGATATCTTACATAAATAAAAACATGCCAGTAATACAAAGAACTTTTAGAGATTTAGATTTAAATTTTACAAAAAATCCTTCAACAAAGGATGTCGCTGTTCGTTTGAATGAACAGTCAATAATTAGATCTGTTCGAAATTTGATTTATCTATCACACTATGAAAAGCCTTTTCATCCTGAAATAGGATCTTCGATTAGAAATTTACTATTTGAAAATATTACACCATTAACAGCACAACATATTAAAAAAGCAATAGAAGACGTAATAAACAATTTTGAACCCAGAGTAAATTTGAATAAAGTTATTGTGCAATCTCAAGAAGATTACAATAGATTTGATGTATACATAGAATTCTACATAGTCAATAATTCAGCACCCACTTCCGTAAATTTATTTCTAGAAAGAGTAAAATAATATGGCCTCTTCTAACACAGTTCTAAGAATAGCTGAACTGGATTTTGACACTATCAAAACTAATCTTAGAGATTATTTAAGAAATCAAAATCAATTTACAGATTACGATTTTGAAGGATCCGGTTTAAATATTCTACTTGACGTTCTAGCATATAATACTCATTATATGGCATACTATCTCAACATGGTTGGTAATGAAGCATTTCTAGATAGTGCTTCAATTAGGGGTTCAGTCGTATCACATGCTAAACATTTAAACTACACACCTACATCAACAAAAGCAGCTACTGCGACAGTAAACATAGTAGTTGAAGATACTACTCCAACAAGTGGTGCATCATCAATTACTCTTCCAGCATATTCAACTTTTCAATCTGAACAAATCAATGGTGTGAATTATACATTCGTCAATACTGATTCGTATCAGGCATCGCTAAACATTTCATCGGGCACATATACCTTTGCCAATGTTGAGATCAAGCAGGGTGAAGTGTTCACATACAATGCTACTGTCGATGCAACAAATACTAGAAGAAGATTTAGAATACCTAGCGCAAATATCGATACATCAACTCTTACAGTTACTGTTTACAATTCATCATTGGACACTACAAGAAACACATATGTATTAGCTGATGATGCAACAGAACTAAATTCAAACTCAAAAGTATATTTCTTAGAAGAGGGTGATAATTTTGAGTACACAATATATTTTGGTGATGGATATCTTGGGAAAAATCTAGACAATGATAATATAATTTCTCTAAAATATCTATCAACAGATGGTGAAAGTTCAAACAAAGCAAACTCTTTCACTTTGGTTAGTTCACTTGGATCATATTCAAACGTAGTTGTTAATTCCGTTTCCGCATCTAGTGGTGGATCTTCTCGCGATACTATTGATAGAATTAAATTTCTTGCACCCAAGTTTTACACAGCACAAAATAGAGCAGTAACAAAAGAAGATTACGGAACATTGCTACTAAAAGATTATCCTAACATTGAAACCATTTCAGTATGGGGTGGTGAAGAAAATGATCCAATAGTTTATGGAAAAATATTCATCTCGATGAAACCTAAATCTGGATACGTAATTACTGATATTGAAAAAGATAGAATTGTTAACGAAATTATTGCAAATAGAAATGTTTTAACAATAACACCAGAAATAGTCGATCCAAATTATTTGTATCTCAAACTAGATGTTACTGTAAATTATGATTCAACACAAACAACTAATGACGAAGTTACTCTAAAGCAAATAGTTAAAAATACAATTGCGTCTTATAATGATACTGAACTAGAACAATTCAATTCGACTTTTAGAACATCAAAGCTACAATCTCTAATAGATTCGGCTGATCAATCATTTCTTGGTAGCGATTTATCTATATTTGCACAAAAAAGATTTGAGCCTACATTGAATACTTCAAAAAATTACACTATAGATTTCAATATACCTTTACATCAAGGTGGATACAAAGATAAACTTTACTCTTATCCGACATTTCAAGTTTTAGATAATTCAGGTATAACTCGCACCGCATTAATAGAAGAGACACCTCTCTCATTTACAGGCGTTAGTGGCGTTGAAGTATTAGCTTCTGGTTCTGGTTATAGCGATAATCCTACAGTCACCATTACCGGAGATGGTTCAGGTGCGACAGCTACAGCAAAAGTTGTAAATGGTAAAATAGTATCTATTTCTGTTGTTAATAAGGGATCAGACTATACGATAGCCATAGTGTCAATAACAGATTCAACGGGATCTGGTGCAACAGCTACAGCTAAATTGTCTGCCGAAGAAGGTGTACTAAGAACATATTACATACAATCTTCGACAGGAGAAAAAATTATTATCAACAGTAATGCAGGCACAATTAATTATAAAACAGGTAGAATCAATTTATATAATTTCAATCCTATTTCTATATCCGAAAACGAAAATTATGCTTCTAATGTGCTAACGTTAAATGTAGAACCTGCTGAAAAAACTATTCATCCTCTTCGCAATAGATTGTTATCAATAGATTCACAAGATCCTATAGCAATACAGGTGACTTTGGAGAATGAGTTCTAATGGCTACAAATAACAAGATTTCCACTGTTGTAAGTGGTCAATTACCAGAATTTGTTAGATCAGATCATCCTACTTTCGTAGCTTTTCTTCAAGCATACTATGAATATCTTGAACAATCAAATACAACATTATCTTTTGGTAAAACGGTAGAACGTGCAAAAAATATTAGAAATTATCTAGACACAGATAAAATAACAGATACAGGTTTAACTGAATTTAACACTAAACTATACAATGAATTTTTGTCTCTAATACCAAAAGAAACACCTTCTGACAAATCAAAACTACTAAAAAACATTAAAGATTTTTATCGTGCAAAAGGCACCGAAAAATCTTATCAATTTTTGTTTCAGCTATTGTATGGTGAACAACCTGAGATATATTACCCTAAAAATGATATTCTCATAGCTTCATCTGGTAAATGGTTAGTCGAAAAATCAATTAGATTATTTGACATATATGTCAACAATGTTCCCGATGAAACTTCAGCAAGTCTGGCTAAATTCAAAAATACAAAGATAGTAGGAAACACATCTTTAGCAGAAGCTCAAGTCGAAAGAGTAACTTCTTCATTTGAAAATGGCATAAAATTCAATGAGTTCTTCTTATCTAAACAAAAAGGAACATTCATTTCGGGTGAAACACTATTTGCAGTAAATATTGATAGTGAAACTCTTAAAGGCAATCTTCTATCAGGATTCGTAACAAACATATCAGTTGTTGATGGTGGAACTGGCTATACGAGCGGCGTATCTGTTCCACTTGAAGGAGGTGGCGGAACAGGAGCTACTGCTGTAATAGGAACAGTAAGCCAGGGAAATGTAGAATCTATAACAGTTACATCTGGAGGTGCTGGTTTTAGGGTAAGTGATCTTGTTCTATTTACAGGCGGTGGGGGATCTGGAGCAAATGCAAATGTCTCAGATGTACTAATAGACAATAGTGTTCACTCAAATACTTATAATATCAATTCAGATGTTATTGACACTTATAATGCAACTATAATTGGAGCATATAGCAATGGTTCATCTGGAAATGCAAATACCGCACTTGCTAATACATTGACTTTTTTCAAATATGCAAATACGGGACCAATTGTTTCGGTGCAAGTTTTGCAA